CTTGTATTAGCATTGGATGCTCCTTCATCCAAAAAGACTCCCAATTTAAAAGGATCTGTTGTTTTGATGTCCTCCCCATCATTAAGTGGCCCCGTTCTGACTTTGTGTGATTTGAACGCACTGTTCAATTTCTTGACATCGAGCGAACACTTGTTCTCCTTCCATGATGGCGATCTTGATGTTCCGACATTGTTAACAATACTCTCCTTGGTTTCCCCAAACGACGACGATGAATCATAATTTGGAACAAGTGACACAGAACCATTAGTTGATGTTGGACATGAGGGTTTAAAGAGAAAGTTGCATGTTTTGAATGCAAATTGTTCAAAAGCAGGTGCTATTGCTGATATCCATGGAAACGACGCTGTTAATCCTAAGTTACCTGCGATTTCAGCTAATTGAGTAACAACTCCATCCTTGGGATTAGTCAACTTCTTAAAACGAGCTGAATTTGGTGTTACATCCATAACATATTCTTTCTTCTTAATTCGAGAGACACCCCCTTTAATGTCTCCTATTTGTGATGTATAACCAGTAGAAACTGGAACTGAAGATTTGGTTATCTTAGTCGTGGTCCCTACAAAGTTATTCTTACTCTTCTTGAAGCTCTTTGGCTTCTTATTATTAGCAAGTTTATTCTTCTTCTTAATTACTACTTTAGACATGGTTAATGCCTTTAAAAGGGTGGTTCCTTTCCCCCTGTGCTCATTGAAATCGTCATTTCAATGAGTAATAACGTGAACCATGCATATAAGAAGAGCAACCACTTGCAAAGGTATTCACCGACATAAATGAAAAAGGTAAATACAGCTCTTCAATATCACTTGCTTTATTTATGATATCTTCTAAGAGTAATTGTAACCCTATAGGAATTTTGAATTTGTCAGCATACATAATACGAGCTCTTTCAGTTACAATTGGTGGCACAAATATTGTTTCTGAAGCCTGTCTCAATTTTTCTTGTTTCCACCAATTTCGAGATTCATCTGAACACGCTTTAGTATCTTTTAAAAGCGTGTAGGTCTTATACGCTAAGAAAGCAGCAATAGGAGTATTTCGCCCGGTGCAATATAAACTCATAGCTTTCGACTTAAGCAATTGCTTTTGCTTTCTTAACCCACAAAACGCATATTGTCGATGGCATGTCCACATGAATCTGGCAATCTGCTCGGGTGCAACTATCAATTTTTCCTCCTCCTCAACAAACAAATTGCCACAGAAGCAGGTCTTACTCATTTCAAGCTCATATTGTATTTTGATACTGAATCCAAACTCGTTAATGACTTTACTTGTTATGAATTTTGAATCACATCCAAAAATACCATCATCTCCTTCAACCAAACCTTTAATGTTCTTGTTATTTAAATAAGCAAGATACAAAAATATCATTAAATTTGAAAACCCATTTCCTAAAGATGTCCACATCTCACCTGACATTCGCAGTCCACTAGCATAAGCTGTGTAATAAGGACATTTTAATTTTTCGACTCTGGGTTTGAGACATTTAATGTATCTAGCACGTTTTCCCTTCCCAAGTTTAATTCTCGATTGTTGATAATAACATCGCATGACATCACGTAATATAACCGGATTATTCTTTAAAAAGAATCTCCACAAATTACACTCACAACAATCAGTAAAGAAGGGATTGAAA